AAATAAAACAAGGATAAATTATGTCTAAAAATTCTTTTAAAAAAGAAATTCAAGAGAGATACAAAGGTCGTGGCAATACTTGGGTAAAGGTAATAAAAAATACTTCAGCTTATGAAAAGCTAGAGAATGTTTTAAAAAGCTTAAGCGACTGTGAAGAATATAATGAGCATATATCAAGAGAAGGATTTGCTTGGGTAAGATTTGCAAGAGCTGATGGTACTGCTAATGAACCACTTGAAGTTTTTGAAGTAAGATACAGAGGATCAAAAGAAGATCATCCTGACTGTTTACTAACTGTTTCGCATGACGAAGCATTGGAAATGCCGTTACTCGGAAATACTCCTGTCAAACTTCAACTTGAAGTCAAACCTGATAATCGCAAAATAAAAGAAATTAAAATTAGACCAAAGCTTAACGTCAAACAAAGAGAAGTAGAAGATGTGCAGGAAGTTGACATAACAAAAAGAATAGAAATAATTAAAGAAGCAACTCTTAAAAAGCCTTCTAATGAAGAATTAGAAAGCTGGTATGAATTTTTAAAGCTTAACGATCTTTACGAGGAAAATGTTTGAATTATACGTAATAACAGTTTTTACTGTATTTTTTAGTTACTTACACTCTTTTTATAACAATAGAAAAAGAACAGACTTTTATTTTGTTTTTTTATTAACAGAACTTGTGTTTATATACAGTTACTTATTTTCCAAAGGACTATTACAATGAATAAATGGATTGAAGTTAGATACGGCGATATCATTAAATTTAAAGGCAAGACAGGCACAGGATCTGTTGTATTTACAGAAAGCAACGGAAACTATTTTATGCCGGCAAAAATTGGCATGAGAATCAAAGGAATTAAAAAGCCTATCAAGAAATACGAAGAGTTTGTTTTTAATGACAGTGTTGTACAATCTGCATCAGGAAATTCTAGAGTTATTAAATGCTTCTTAACAAGAATTTCTGATAATTGCGAGTTTGCTGTAAGTGAGCAATGTTTAATGAGATACTTTGGTAAAACTAATCAAAGTCGTCTAGGAGGACCTTTACTTGATTAAGTCTAGAGAAGAAATAGAAAACAAGAAATTAGAGATTGATTTAAGTAGTCCGCAAGGAAATGCTTTTGTATTAATTGGAATAGCTGGTAGTCTTGGTAAACAATTAGGAATGTCAAAGTTCAGAATTAAATGTATTCAAGATGAAATGAAACTATCAACATATGATATGTTAGTTGAAACATTTGATAAATGGTTTGGTGATTATGTCATACTCTATAGATGATATTAACCCAGGTGACATGCTTTGGTTTGAAATAAAAGGTGCTGACCAAAATTTTGGTTATGGTGAAGTTAAAGAAACTTGGTTAGATGAAGAAACAGGTTATGCTTACGCTGAGTTTTACTGTAAGATTAATGGTGGGCAAAGAGCAGGAAGGATTGACAAGATAATCAAAAAACCTTCAGCAAGAATGGAAACAAAACTATTGCAGACACAAAAAGAGTATAGAGAAGTCTTAAAGGAAAGAAACAAATAAAGTGTAAATAATATTTTATAAATTTATAATATAAAAAACAATTCAAAGGAAATTTAATATGGACATTCAATCAATTAAAAAAATCTTTTTTCCTGCAATTAATGATGCCATCAATCAAATGGAAGATCAGAATTTAAAGTGTAACATAACACTATTAAAAAGAATTGTTAATGAAGCAATCGATGGCTCTTTAAATAGAAATCATAATCATTTATCAAGTGTTATAGCAGACTTTTCAGGTAGAGGTAGAGCCTGGGCAAAGATTAATGTAGATCAAAACAATCCTGTGTGGGTTAGCATTAAAGAATCTTTATTAATGGAAATGAATTCTGCAGAAGATAATTCTGAATTGTATATGCGTGCTTCAGGATTGCTTGATCTATTTGAAAATACAGGTATTGCTTGGATGAGGTTTGCAGGTGTCAACAACAAATCAGAGCATATTAGATTTCAACTTAGACTTTGGGGATCTAAACTTGAAGAGCATATTAAAATTTATATTCATAAATGCGATTATTCTTTTATAGAAAATCTTGAAGGTGTTCCTCATAATTTAGGTCTTGAAAACGGAAACTTTATTTTAGATGAAATAAACAAAAAAGAAAAGATAGATATTGATATTAGCTCAGATGAACTAAGTAATTTAGGAATACAGACTTTAGAAGATATTTTAGGAGAAGAACTAAGTAATGAAAACCAGTAATCTATGTACATCCTGTAAAGCGGGAATTTTGTGTCAATGTAATAAATCAAAAAGAAAAGAAAAAGAAAACGTAGATCATCCTGATCATTATCTTAAGTCTTCTGGGCATGAAGTTATTGATGTTATTCATGCGTGGAATTTAGATTTTAATTTAGGTAATGCTATTAAATATATTGCAAGAGCTGGTAAAAAAGATCCCAATAAAATCAAAGAAGATCTTAGTAAAGCAATATGGTATATTCAGAATCAAATTAATAAATTGTAATTTTCTTTTTTCTTTTTTTGTTATATATAATGCAAAAAGGAGAACGTATGATTAGTATAAAAAAAATTAAATGGGTTTTTGAAGGAACAGACTTCGAAGACTGCGACTATGAAGAATCAAGAAAAATTGCAGTATTACCTAAGAACTTAAAAATAAACGAAGAAGACTTAGATAGTGATGCTGAAATTGAAGATATATTGGAATATCTTGCAGAACATTACGGCTTCGAAGTAGAATCAATTGAAATGGAAGATGATTAGTCGTGTTAATATAATTTTTTTTATTTATAATAAAATAAAAAGAAGGATCCATGAAAGACAAAATAAAAGAGAAATTTTTTGGTATAAAGCATAAATGGATATACTTTAATATTGAATCACAAGAATTTCAACATATATTAAACGTTATAACTGAATCTATTAGAAGTAAAAACATTACTTCAAAAAATGCTATTAGCTTAACAAAGTGCTTTAAATTTCACGAAAAAGCTTTTGTTAAATTTATTAAAACTGTTGGAAGGAAAAACTTTACTTGTCTTTGTCAAATTATCGACAAGGAAAACAACAAAATAGAAATAAAATTTAATCCTAAAGAAATTCTAGAAGCTGCTCTACTTTCTGATACTCCTAAGTCGCTTAAGCTTTATAAAACAAAAGAAGAAAATAAAGGAGCATGGAAAAAACCTAATGATGGTTTTACGGATGATATTCACTATCCTACAATGGAAGAAGAATTAACTGAATTAGGTTATCGAATGTATAAAGACTGGACAGAAGAAGTTAGAGACTCAGGAATGTCAAGTATTGATTATTATAGAAAACTTTTAGGAATTGACAAATATTATAAGCGAGGATAAAATGGCTAACTGTATTACTTGTTATAAAAATTTTCCAAATAAACGTTATCAATTAGGTTATAACACATGTATTAATTGTGGTGACAAAGAAGCTACAAAAGAAGCTCATAGAAAGTCAAAGTGTGTCGCACCTCTTTTTAATAAAGGAGCCTACCAATATTTAGGATCGATAGAAGAAGCAAAGTATATTGGAAGATAATTAAAAATAAAGAGCTAAATCATGAATAATCTTTGGAAGACAGGTAGTAAAAAAAATATTACTTTTGAAGAGATGTTAAAGATTTTTGAAATAGTAATTAAAGATAAAGAACATAAAATAATTGTTGGGTCTGATAGTGTTAAATTAGGTTATAATTTTATTTTTACTAAAGCAATATGTATTCTTAATTGCGAAGAATACGATAGAAGATATTTTTATTTTAGAGAAAAAATTAAAAATGACTCTTATTTAGATTTATCTAAAAGGCTTCTAAAAGAAACTTCTGATTCAATTGATTTAGCTATGAAAATTAAAACAATTTATGATAATGCTAATATCGAAATTCATGCGGATGTTAATACAGATAAAAAACATTTGTCTTCTAGATATAATAATATGATTAAAGGATATATTACAGGGTGTGGTTTTAGCGTCAAAACTAAGCCTAACTCTTTTGTTGCTTCTTCTATTGCAGATCTTCATACAAGAAAGCCTTAATATGAAAGAAAAAACAATTAATTTTATTATCTACGTCGAAGAAGATTGTTTAATTAATTGTTTTGATGTTAGTAGTCCTCTGCAAGCAATAAAAAATATTCCCATTGAAAAAGGATTTTATCTTGTTTTTGCTAGTAAGAGATCTTATAAAGAAAGAAATGATTTTAATTTTTTTGAAATATTATATAAAAATTTTCTTTATTTAGTAAGATTTAAAGATATTAAAGATAGAATTATATAAGACGCTTAGTATCAATCCTATTTAATATTATAGGAGGTGATTATGTCTTCACTAATTATTACTGTTAATGATGAAAGTGCTGTTTTTGATATTGGTGATAAAACTAAAGTTTATATATTTGAAAATATTAAACCTTATCATGATGAAATATGTGACATTATTGAGGAAAACAAATTAAGCTATCAAGAATTAAAAACATTAGTTGAAAGCTGGGGAGGCTCGCTCGAGCTAGTCAGTTTATCAATTTTAATAAAAAATTATAAAAAAAATTTACAAGAAGGGTTACCAATTTAATTTTGGTGTTTAAATTATATACAGAAACAAAAAGAAAAATAGAAAGGTTAAAAATGATTAATTCTATATTTG